TTATAAGACTAGTATTTGCCATATGATGGATTTTGGTAATTATATGGAATTTATAAACTCCATACCCCAGGTAGAAGAGGATATCCTTCTGCCCAGAATTCCTTTGTTGACCGATAGGACTTTTGACGGTCGTTACAAATTAATTGGGCAAGATGAATTTTTGGCAGTATATAAGCCTGTTATACATGCCTTAGATTTGGAGTGTGGTTGTTTAGATGTTATAGAGAGACAAAAGAATGTGTGCCAGTTCCTGCATTTGGATGGTAGTGCTGTTAAATGTTATACCAATTGTTCTTGCAATTTTGCATCAGCTATTACTCAGAGATACTTCCGTATCACACCACATCAAAGTTTTGAATTGTGGAATTTAGAAGCCTCTGATATTATTGGAGCTGCATGCACTTTTATAGACGGTCGTCTGGAAGTAAACAGACATTCCTCTGAATGGTATAACAAGTTGCCTACCTTCAAGAAAGCAGCTGTTGATAAAGCTCGTGTTTTGCAGGATACCTCGCGCTATCACTTATCCAAGCCGAGTGTTAAGCTTGAGATAACAGTTCAATTGGAGTCAGCTGACAAGGCACCCAAACCACGAGCCTTTTTCCCAAAGGACCCTTTACATTATTTGGAAACTGGACCTTCCATGTACGCCATAAAGAAGATGTTACAACGAAGTATGAATGGCGTTAACACGCGATTTTTGTTTGCTTGTGGTTATAATCCTTTGGAATTAGGTACTGCTTTAAAAACTGGATTGGAAAATTGGCTACCAGGGAGTAGAGAAGCTTATGAGTGTGATTTGAAAACGTGTGAATCCACAATGTGTGGATATTTGTTAGCCCTAGAAGCTGAATTTATGGCTCGGGCTGGAGTAAGGGAACACGTTTGCCAAAGCCTCTACGGCAAAACTGTATGTAAAGAAAATTATAAGAACGGAAAAATGTCTTTTACTATGAAAAATTGTAGGGAGTCAGGATGTAGTAATACATCCGTTGGAAATAGTATCGTCTACTCAACCATGTTGAAACATGTCTTGCAAAAGTATCAAGTTCATGATTATTTCGTGGTTGTAGGAGGTGACGATTCAGTGATATATTTTTATCCCGAAGATCGAGACAACGTCCGTTCAGCCCTAGAGTCCCTGCCTTTGTATGGATTAGACCCAGAATTGAAGTATAGACCATTCGCACCTGCCGCGCGTTTTTACTCCGGCTTCTTCTTACCCGTTAAGGATAAGAATGTTGAAAAATGGGTTCATGTACCCTCTATAGGTAAAGCCTTTGTTAAGTCTTTTACCTATCGTATGAAACAAGGTTTGTCACCTTACGCGTGGTTAAGGGAAACTATGCGCCAGAAAGAAGAAACATGGCAGCATATACCAATTCTGGGAAAGTTGCCCCAGTTAGTTTCACCAATACTCGTGGACCATAATGAGAAAGTCCCGAGGAATACTAAGTTTGATTGTGGTGGATTTTTGTTTGAAGAGATGAAACACTCCAAAGTAGTCGCCTCACCTGAGACGTGGGTGGTTTTGGCTGACATTTATGACTGTACTAGTCAAGAGTTTATGGAGTGTGAAGATAGATTGGCTCATTTCTTCAAGGATGACTGGCAAGGAAAAAATATTTCTGATTCGTTCTTACTCTATCTTCTTTCAAAAGATTTAGAGTAAACTCTTTCCATATAGCGCCCACTTTGTGGCTAAAATTCGAGGTTAGTGTCTCGGGCGCTTTAGGTGACTGTTTGCGGTTTGATATGTTGGATGTGGTTGCTAGAAATTTAATTAAACTACGTCCTGATATTTTTGCTAGTATTGCTGCTGATAAATTAGAAAAAGAGTTAGGTCCAAGAGGTATAGGCCCTAAAGCATCACCTGAAGCTTATTCTCACAATCTTATTGGTTTGGAACAAGAGAGAGGAACACCAGGAACTTTTGACAGGAATTCAAAGAAACACATCGTGTCTGTTCCTCAGCGTAAAATCAAAGCCGGTTCTGATACTCAAGTTTTTCTTGATAGTATCAAGAATATAGGCACTTCTAGTTCCGAACAACAGGAACAGCTTAGAGCCTACAAGAGAGCTCAGAGAGCTAAGAAGTTAAGAGACCTAAGTTTAGATTTACAACAAGTCGAGCAGCGTAAGAAACTAAGAAAACAGGTTAAATCGTCGCC